ATGATATTGAAACTAGCATCACCAATAACAGCACTCTTATCTACCGTAGTAAATTTCGCACAAGCATATGTTTTATCTCCAACCATATCAGTAGTTGGATACGATTTATATACTGTGTCAAATGTACAATCGAATGAGAACCAGATTGACCATCCACATTCTTCTTCAGATAATCCTGGCACATTCTGTTTTACGATTGCTAGGAATAAATCCTTTTGAGCTACAACGCTTTCTTGCAACGCTTGTACATTCTCGTTAATCATTACGACAGGATGAAATACTTCTCGTCGTTTTCCATCTTGGTCACTATTACGTAATTCTAATAGGAACTTGATGAAGGAAGCATACTGTTTATTTACAATCTTGATGTAATTGTATTGACCAGTTTTAGATAATGCTTCGTCTTTTGCTTTCTCCTTCTCTTTATCCACATCCTGAATCTTATGGTGAGTATTTGGATTATCTCCACCATCTTTAATCTCTACGATTGTATTGATACTCTCGATGTAGAAGTCAGGAATATAGAAGTGCTTTTTACCTTCATACTCATATTCAATAATCTGAGGTGCTGGAGCATGGATATCATCTGGTTCAAATCCCATAAAGATATCTAGGAAACGTAAAAAGTCTTTTTCGTAAGAGCCGACATAACCCTTACGAGCACCATTTGACCATTGGTACTCCCCTGAGATAGAACGTTTTGATAACATCTTCTTCTGTACTTCAGGGTCATCTAATAGATGGTCTTTACCGTGTACTCGTCTCATATTATTTAAGAAGTTCTCACGGTATGTTTTACGACAGATTGGACTACATATTCTGTACGGTTTATTCGTACTATCATTCCAAGGTGTTTCTTTTGAGCATACTACACACTGACCACTTCTACGGTGATATTTTGTAAAGTAGAAGTATTGACCAGCAGACATTCCCTTCGGAATTGCGTCTGAATGTTTATCTTCTATGTGCTCATATAAATCATCAATTTCTGGGTACGTGCTCGTACAGTTAGGACAACGTTTAGCTTTTGCCACATTGTTTCCTCCTTGCTATATATAAGGTTAATTAGTTGTTAACGGCAATAGGTAAATATTGAATTTAAATACTTAAAACCTAAACTTTATATTAATTATTCTAAATAGACTATTTAAGGAGGTGAGATAGTGGACCCAAGAAAACCTCAGACAGAACACCTTTTATCTATAGACCCATTTAATAAACCCAAAACGAAATCAGGAGTTGACGCAGATGCGCTACAAGTAGCGACGCTGTTTATGATGAAAAAGGGATCAAATCCGTTGTATCCTGATATGGGTTTTGATATAGCATCCTATAGATATAAAGATATTGAGGGGAGTATCGTACAGATAAAAACTCAATTTTCTATCCATTGCTCTACTTATCTACCTCATATTCAACTTGATGATATTGTTATCCAACGTACAGGAGACAAGTCTCTATTATTTGGATTATCTGTCATCAACACGTATGAACAGAAGAAATCGAATATCATATTCAAGGTAGTCGAAGAAAAACACTATTACACTATGTCGGACCTACAGGTCCTTTAGAGGAGGAAACAATCAATGTCAAATGAAACAAGTTTAAAAGACTTAGTAGCTGGACAAGCTGCACATGAAAATGCTTTACAAGAGCAAGCAGGTGTAACACCTGTAGTAGAACCAGTGGTTCCACAAGCTCCTCCAGCACCAGTTGCAGAGGAAACTCAAGTACCGCAAGCTCCTGGTACTGAACCACAAGCATTCCAAGACCCAGGTGTTATGCCTGGACAAGAAGATGGAATGACTGCTCGTTTACGAGAGATGGAACAAGAAGCACAAGAACTTGCAGGTGCATACGGTTCAGAAGACCAAATTATTGCACAGCAAGAAGCTCAAGCTAAAAAGCAATTACTACAAGACATTCAGGATGAAAAGCCTAAAGCAAACATTGCTGATGTTAAAAAAGGTAACTTCAAAGATGAAATCGTTGAAGTAGAAGAACCTGAAGAAGAAGAGAAAAAGGAAGCTGCTCCGGCAATTGACTTAAACTCTATTCGTATTAAGAAAACAAAAACTGGAGGTAAAACTGCATACGCTCGTATCCGTAAATCTCGTAATGAAGCTACAACTCAAATCATTATGCCTAATACGGGAATGGCTGCGGCTATGAAAGGTTACTCTTCTCCAGAGTTACGTAATATTGCTACAACGTTAAATAGTATGGACGCATACCGTGCAGCTGAATATCGATTCAATCAAATGTTTTCGAAGATTGCTGACACAAGTATCGGACCAATGTCTTATGAAGAGTTCTTACGTTGTACATCACTATTAGAAATTAATATCATATACTTCGGATTATTCTGTAGTACGTACCAAGACTCTAACAAATATCCAATGCGCTGTACAAACAAAGGCTGTGGTTCTCAGTTCGAATATGAGTATCCAAATTCTCGCCTAATGTTTATCGATGACAAGCATGAAGTTACTGCTGAGTCTATCCTAAGCGTAGTTAAAGGTATTAACAATGCAAAAGACTTACTAGAAAACTCTGAAGTAAATACAATCGAACGTGTTTACTTAGATCATTGTAAAACAATTGTAGACCTTCGTCATCCATCTCTATGGAATGAATTAAACGACGTGCTACAAAACGTTACACAACAAATGATGACGGAAGATGAAGTAACAGTTAACATCTTACCATTCATCGAGAATGTATATGTATTAGAC